GGTATTTGCCATTCTTGTCGTATCTCATCATTTGCGAAATCATAACCAAGAGCTATGTTCTGTGCTAAAGCAGTTTTATTTGCTCCAGTAGGACCGAAGATAGTTACTAACTCACCGGGATAGATATTACAATCTTTATCAATACCAAACATTTCTGCAAGTGGTATCATTTTTCCTGTAAAATCTGATTCCAGTCTTTCTTCTAATTCGGACTGTAAGTCCTTTGCTGTTTTAATATCCACTAGATAATCCTTATTTTTGTAGTAAATACATTTAGGACTACATACCGATGCTAATAACTCATCGTGACAACCATATTTATATCCATAGTTATATGTAGATTCAACTTTATCTATAACTATTTGTGGATTTAATTGATTATCATTCCAATGTAATAATGCCGCCTTCGTTGCATCTGAAGGGATACCATTACGTCGAAAATGAGATGCTATACGTAGTAGTGTATGATTTCGTGAACCTTTTGTTGGTCCCTGATTGTATATTTTTTGTATACATGGAACAACATTACTTGGTTCATTAATCTTTTGCATACTCCTGACCTTGGGTACTTCTTTAACAATGTACTCTTCAAGAGATTTATCACCCCAAAGGTCATTGACCCCGAAGTTTAGTCTTCTATCTGATGCTATGCTAACGATGTTCGTAAAGTCAGTATATAGTTCATCTAAAGTAAGAGGAACCTTGTATAGCTCTGATTTAACATTCAAAGTATGTGGTAATCTAATGATTGATGTTCTTGTATAGACCGCTGGGTCTATTTCGAAACCTTCAAAGACGTTTAACATGGTAGCCTTAACAATAAAAGGCAGGTCAGGGCTTGGTGTAAAACCAAAACACTCTGCACTAATGTCTATGTGGTATCCCGTACCACTGTAGTATATAGCGTAGTTACCTGCCTTTAAACTCATTTCTTTATTAAGATATTCCACTATCATACGAGTATTTTGTAAAGTATACTCGTCGGAGTCTTGTCCACGGTCTATGTCAACAGGAACAGTACTAATGTATCTAGTACCTAGAAAATTCTTTATTGTACCATTGGCTTTAATAAAGACTACTGCTTCTTCATCGTATTGATATACACTATGATAGACAGCTTGTTCTTTCCCTTGTTCATAGACTATGTCCCAAACATCTTCAATAGGCACGAGAGTCCCCCTTTTGGAGGGACTCCCGATTGCCATTTCAACAAACACTAGAAACTTGTTGTTCCATCTATTGACCCACCGTTAGGTGGAGTAGTAGTTGTTGTCGCTCCCGGTTGCACCTCCTTGATAAGGTTCTTAGACTTCATAAAATTTATGTAGCCTTCGATATCCTTTTTACCCGCAGGTGTGTTTGGAGCTATCTTTGGAAAAACAGTCGTATATGTCTTAGAAGGGTCTTTACGACCTTGTTCTTTATACACATAAGCAATGTAATCCATTGACGGTTGAAGAGGATTGGTAACATGATTCTGGTTAAGGTGTCGGATTAAATCCAAGCTTTCACCTTCTTCATCTACCATCTCTCCTTGTACATTTGGTCCACCTTCAAAGCCGATGGTATCAAAGAGCCAATAAACTCTCTTTAACAATGTACAGGTTTTAATATTGCCACTTGGCTCTTTATCATAGGAACCCACAAGCTTCATTTCTTGAGGGTATTGTGAGTCCTTGATAGCGAGGGTTGCGACTAGATACACATCAGCCCAATCAAATCGGTCTGACCTGTCTTCCCAGTCTACAATCCCCATTTCTACAAAACCTAGAAACTTTGAACCGCCATCGCTGGCTTTTTCTAGGTCAGTTGGTCTAAAACGAGTTTGACTCATTTATTCCTCCTTGTATTTTAGGATTTCGTTAGATATAGCACTATACTCGAATGGGAGTACTTTTTGAGCTAATGGTTTTAGTCGGGAACCGACTACACGCTCATCGTACGCCTCAAAAGAGATATAATACTTGCCGTCCTCTTTAGATGCTGTAGTATAACCTATAACATCTGCTTTGGCGGCTAACGAGTATCCTAAGCCTCTAGGCAATTCTGGTCCTAATTGAACTTTGCCATCCTGTAACTGTGAAGTTTTAGAATGGCTTACTAGAATGAGGTTGCCCCCTTTCTTTTTAATAAGGTCTTGAAAGCGTTTTATGACATCTAGATTTTTACGTCTAGCTTTGCCCCAATCCGCTCCCCATTGACCTTCTCCCATAGCCGTGATACCTAGTTCATGAATAACGGATTGTTCAATCCAAGTATTCACTTCACCTATAGTATCAATAGCTATGGTGTCATACGGAAGTTTATCCCACTCTTTAGAAATCCAATTATACACTTCTATCATAGAGTAGACAGCGAGTGGCTTTCCCTTTTCTTTTCCAGAGCGTATATTGAATCCTCTTTCTTCAGGTGGAATTATTTCATTTGAAGGTTCCCCGTTCTTTACTACTTGTTTACCTTCGTGTAGTACGGGTCTCATAGGTGCATTTAAACCAGTTACAGTGACGACATTAGCGTCCTTGACAAAATCAGAACCTAAGTCTGTGTCAATTAACAATACTCCGTCAGCTCCTTTCGAGCTCCATCTACTTACAGCAGTGGTTTTTCCTGTTTTAGGCTGTCCTATAATTAGATATGTCAGTCCCGCTGGCATTTGAGTCCAATCGGTTGACACTTTTCTTACTTTTATCAATGGATACCTCCTTGATTTTTGGTGTTATTAGTGTCCCAAATTCGACCATATTTGGGTTCAGGCTGGTCCAAATGTAATCATAGTATGCAAGCTTTGCAACTAGATTATATATTTGTGCCAATCCTAAAGAAACAATATGGTTCGTAGCAAATACTGTATGCTTCATCGAACATGGTGCTGGTGGGATTGTATGAGTTGGTACCCAAGTTTCTAAATAGTTGTCATGTCTTGTAGTCACTGTAACTAGTTCAACAGACGTTGCTCCCATTCTCAAGTCTAGAAAGAAATGAGGATTAGGTTGACTCTTCCACTTATTATAGACTAAAAGCCTTGATTCCATGTCATCTGTACAGACAATCATCTTAGGTTCAGCTACACTATCAGGTGAAAAGTTACTATTAGGAAGAAATTCTTGCCAATCTTCAGAATATTGTTGGAAAAGTCCTTGTGCGGCATCTGCCTTTGCATTTCCAGATTGTTCTAAAGGATAACAAGTAGTACTTAAATTATGGTCTTTGATGATGTCACTATCATAACCTATAACCTTACTCCATCCCATCATGGCTAATCCTTGTATTAAGAATGAACCTATACCACCTAATCCTACGATTGTTATGGTATTTAGGGATTCTAATCTTATTAAATCCTTATTTCTAAGGAATCTTGTTTTCATTTTATGACCCATTCAACAAACTCCTTTAGCATTGCGTGTGCTGTTTCTTCTGTTCCAAACATGGCAACATCTTTAATACGTGTTGATTCTTCTCTTAATTCTTTTTCTTGTTTCCATAATTCATTACTTTCATCTGCTCTTATACCTGTACGTATTCTTTTATAATCTTCAAATCCTATTAAAAGCTCTGTAAGACTTATATTTCCTAAAGAACCGTGATATCCATAAGTACCTTGACTATGTCCATCCAATATTCTATCTATTGCTGTACAAAACATATCTTTTGTAGGATAAGTGATTTTTCCTTCTATTAGTCCTTCTTGTGCCATCTGTTTATCGTATAAATCTGCTACTTTTGGTATTTCTTCAATCTTCTGTAAAGTAATCTCGTCGATTCTATTACAGAAATACTTCTTTTGTGGTACGGTCATCATAAACGTACTCCTTTTTATGTATGTGTTAGGGGGAATTGTATTTATAAGAAAGAAATCAAGTGGTTAGTGTTACTATCCAGTTGAAAATTTAGGGCACTGCGGCGGCGTTACACTCGCTGTCTTAAGATTGGGATGCGACCAAATCTTAGAGCAACAGTGCCCTTAATCCAAATATACTAGTGTTTAGGGCATAAAGTCAAGTAAATGATTTATACGATACCACCTGTACTTAGAGTATCCATATAAGAATATGGGTCTATATTCGGACATTCTTTTCTTACTTCTTCAACAAAATCATGATGTGTAATACTACCTTCAACAAACCGTTCTGTAATTTCTTCCATCTTATCCTTTTCATCCTGTCCGACTGTTGTTTGACGGTCCCAAGAGTATTGTGGAATTAGAGTAGTTTGTTTTTTTTCGGGTTTAGTTTCATCTATTTTGTCTTTATACATAGTGGAATTATACCCATAGCCATAATAACCGCCATGTACAAAACCGGGTGAAGGAACTATTGTCATTTGGTTATTACTATTAACGTAAGACACAGCATCTTTCTTCTTAACCTTTTCTATGTATGATGCTTCTTTTTTCCATTCTTTAGGAACTTCGAAAGCACTAACTTGTTGTTCTACTTCACCATCAATGAGATTTGTATAACCAAATCTATCTCGGTATGTTAAGCAACAATCATATGGGTCATTAGCTGAGGCTACAACAGTTGAGAAGAATAAACCATCTCCATGTGCCTGTTCTCTAGCTGTATCCTTATCTGTTCCAGATAAGAAAGCTCCCATTTTATGGTGAGAATGTATAAGTCCTAAGTAACAATCCTTTAAATCAGGAAATCTCTTATAGACTTTCGGTAATAATTTACCCATCTTGTCTCCGTCAAGTTCTGTTTCAGTTCCGTCTCCCAGATGAATCGGTTTAAAATAGACCAAAGAAACAAGTTTTGGAAACTTTGTTTTATCTGATTCTATTATTTGATACCATGCTGGTCCACTCCATTCAGTCGTCTTAAAACGATTCAATAGATATTTGACTTTGTTGTTCACCAACTCTGGTACCGTTATCTTGAAGAGTGGGTCTGATTTTGTTTTTGCCATTTTGAGTTCTCCTTTTTATGGTCTTTAACAATAGGTTTTCATACTGGTCTAATGCAATGTAAGCAAACTGTTCAGCTATTTTAGACATATTTTCACCATAAGCATTATTTTCACTGTGATTTTGCCAATCATATATTTTAATCATATGATTTAGAAAATTTAGTGCTAAAGTGTCTGAGTCTTCATCTGAATCAGTTATTTCAAGCGTTCCTTCTATACCATTAAATCTTGAAATGGCATTTATTATACTAGAATACTCGAAAAAGGAATATGTGTTGTTTTGATTTCTTAAATAATGACGTATGCTACTTAACATATCATCTTTAGTTAAATAAGATTCCCTTTTATAAGCTGTTTCAACTGAATTATTCATATGACGTAAAAAGTCTAGAATATCAATTAAAGTACAATCTCTAGAATAGTTAGAAGTTGAATGGTCTGAATTAGAAATACTACGAAGATTATTATTAACATAATCTATTATGAGTGAATTTTCTTGAGAAGCTGTTCTCGATGGACCATTATCCCAAGGAGAATCAATATACCGCTCTTTTTGACCCATAAAAGCTTGAGTTACTAAAGCACCAGCCATTTGTTCACTACAAGGTAAATGATTCCTTGTCTTTTCTAAAGTAAGATAATATATATCCTGTATATATCTCATTGCTTGTTGTAATCTTGAAAAATGTCTATCTACTGTATCCACATTTATATGAAACTTTAAATATGAACCATAGAAACCATCCATTAGCTTTTCTAATGAAAATCCATCCATTAATAATTGTTGTACTAACTCATTATTATACAATACCCATCTTGGAAAACCTGCCATACTTACTCTTCTTTCAGAGTCTAAATCTCTTTGAAAGTTATCGAATAAGTTTATTTTAGCCATGTAAATAGCAAATGGTATTTCTTTCCTAGCCCACAATGGAAATACTGCCCACAATCTGTATGTACTATTGATATTCCAATATGCGTCATGAGAAGTCCATGTGTTTAGAAAACTTTTAGTCACAGGTACCAAGGAAATTAAATTTCCAGTTGATATTGTTTGTGACCATGCGTTTGCCCAACCACCTAAACATGGTGTACCATCACTTCCTATATGAGGATGAGCACTAAAATCTCCATTTGAAGCATATGACAATGCTCTTGTAATAGACCTTCTACGTCTATTGCCATAAAGAGCTTGTACTAAACTTTCATACCATTTTGGTGGATTATAGTCAGCTTTTATTCTAATATTATTAGTAGCTGTTGATAACATTAATGAATGTGGTAAAAGAGTATAAATATTAGAACCTCTAAACTTTGGTTTTCCTATTCTAATCTTAAAACAAGAAAATGGTTTTCTTATATTCTCATTGTTTTTTATTAGACCATGTTCATGTATATCTAATTTTTCAGCATAATGTCTTGCTGTGTCATAAGCTTCGCTACCAGTATACGTCATATCATGATATCGTGCATTCATTTCCAGCCATTTTCTAATAAATAAAGCGTTTTGATGTAATTCATTCATCATGAATCTCCTTATTATCATCGTAGGCTGAGGAGTGAGTAAAAATAATAATAATGTAAACTAGACGAAAACATTATTAAAATCGCAATACTCCCCAGCCAAACGAATCATTGTGCCAAACTAATCAGCCAGATGTGACCTTATCTGTTACAAAGGCAACGAAATCGTCGTCTCTTAAACAGGTGGTTGCATCGCCTTTCTTAGCGTTGACATTAATAGTGGTGTTGTCCATAGACATACCAAGGGCTTCAGCTAACTCCGCTGGAGTTTCTGCATCCATGGTCTTTACTACACCTCCAAAGGTTTGTACTAGTACTTTAGCCATATCTAATGACTCCTTTGATGTCAGGGGTTATGAAGATTTCTTTCGAGGACGTCCCCTTTTAGGCTTAACAGTTCCTGCCTTATTAAGTCCTTCGAAAGAAAGGTTTAGTTCATTTACTATGTGATGTAGACTTTGAATTTGTTTTAATTGTCTACGTTGAGCGTACCAAAGGGCACGTTGTCCTTTTTTCCAAGGTTTTAAGATGCTGGAAATCATCCTTATAATGCGTTTAAGCAATATAGCCTCCTTTTCAGGGTTAATTGTCTTCATTCTCATTAACATAGCTCGGTTCAAAACGGAGATGATACTCATCTGGTAGTTCTTCATGGTCACAGTCTTGACATTTAATGCCTAATTCGGATTCATCAGCCACATTGGGTTTGATGTATTCTTCGAATATTGTATTTCTGGACTCACATTTGGAACATTCTACACCAGCATCATCGCCGCCTGTTGGAACTGTATTAATTTTTCTTATTCTTCTTATTATCATCACGATGTAACTGTGTTAGAGCTTGTTGCCGCCAGTAATTAATCTGTTCTTCTAGACTATTTACCTTAGATATATGATGTTTACTAATCATTATTAAT